CTGTTGGAGGTTCGGGTTGGACGAAGAAAATCGTCCGGTAACTGTGCCCCCTTCATCTGAACGAAGAGGGTGAAAATCACAATGGATACGACCGTTATGCGAATGTTCAAGAATGGTTTCAATAAAGGTCGTGTTGGCCTTGTTAAACTCGCGCAGGCGTACAATCTTCTGCGCCACCGGGTGAGTGTGGTTCGCAAGAAATGCTTTTGTAAAGGCTGGCGCATTCGACTTTTCTGTCCTGTTGTAGTTCAACCCAAGGGCGTCGAACGCCTTTGCTATGGATGCAGCGGCCCACGGCTCCACAAGGACGCCGGTCTCTTCCTTTACTTCTTTAAGTAACACATCCTCGCGGCGCTTCAGTTCCTTTTGCACATCGTGTGCCTTGTCCACATCGACACGCACACCTTTCGACTTCATGTCGAGCAGCAGCGGAATCAGTGAAGTCTCCAACTCGAAGATGCTGTTGACTTCATCCTTGTCAATGTCAGCCCGAAGCCGATCCCACAGGCGCAGTGTAACAGCAGCGTCCTGCTCCGCATACTTGCCTACGAACGAGGCATGTAGCTTCCACATCTCCCCCTTCGGATCGACACCATACATCGATGCCGCAGCCTTCAGCATCTTCTCGTTCTTCCATTCACCGAGATACTCACCTGCCAGACTATTCAGGTTGTACCAGCGGCGGTTCTCGTTCAGCAGCGGTGCCGCCACCATCGTGTCGATGACTTTGCCCTGCACCTCGATGCCAGCCCAGCGCAGCCAGCCCAGATCGTACATCGCGTTGTGCATGATCTTCTCGATATGCGGCGTGGCAAGCTGCTTCTTCAACCAGTTGACCACAGTCTTCTCTGGCATGTTGCCGCCACCTTGATGCCGGATCGGGAAGTAACCAACGAAGTCACCGGCAGCGACAGCGAAGCCAATCACATAGCCGTCATTGCGACACCAACCCGGACCCAGGGTCGTCAGGTTTGGGTCACAGGTTTCAAGGTCAATCGCAATCCGCTCACAGTTTGTCAGGTCCGGCAGGGATGACGGCGGATACCACTCTTCTTCGATGTCAAACAGATCAGCTTTCATCGTTCGAGATCTCCCCACCCAGCGCAGCGTAACCGATAATGTCGGTCCACGAATCATCCTTGTGCATGTCCTCGGCAAGCCGAGCCAGCTTCAGCCCAACCATCATGGCAACCACCTCGGTCGGCGTGATCTTGTCCAACAGCTTCTTGCGGAGCAGCACGTTCCAAATGCTGGCGATACGTTGATGGTTCAGGAGCGCCGGTCCGTAATCCTCGGCCCTCGGTCCATTGATCAGTTCTTCTGCCTGCTTCAGGAAGTGCTCTCTGTTTTTCATAGTTCGAACCTGTGGTTAGAGTGTGACTCGACAAGGTGAAGCTGTTTGCGGGCACGAGTCATGCCCACATAAAAGGTGCGGATCTCACCTTCGGTATCTTCGGATCTTGTTATGACAGGGCTGGACTCAAGCAGGAGGAGGACGTTGTCTGCCTCCCCACCTTTCGCCTTGTGGATCGTCGAGATCCGTATCCTCGGCTTGCCCGACAAGATAGACTCGCCCATCCGACGTACAGAAGTAATGTAGATCCGCTCCTGCTCCGACACACGGATCACTTCGTACCACGGTGTCTCCGCAGTCGCGCTGAACTCGCACAGGTTCTGTAAATCGGTGAGGTTGTAGGTTGCTTCGGGGTCGAGGTTTGTGAGTTTGCGTCGGCCAGATTTGGTGATGACCGTTGACTGGATAAGTTTGGAGAAGCTCTTCAAGTCCGCCGGGGACACAAACTGATTTTTGCATAGTCGCAACCACACCTCGATGCCGTTCAGAACATTTGGGGAGATGGACCAGCCTGGCCCCTCGCGCCAGAACAGATATCCCTGTTCCTTGAGGGTGTTCGCAACCTTGTTCGCAATGTTGTTAGTGCGGGCAAGAATCAACCATTCGCCAGTTCGCAGGTCCACATCGAGGATATCATGATGCCATACGACGGCACCACCTTCTTCGACCGGGGACCAAACTTTTTGCTGCCGAACGGCCAGTCGTTTTGCCACACTGTCCGCCAGCCCATGTACCTGCGAGGGCAGACGGTAGGATTTATCGAGAATGATCTTGTCTTCCGATGCAGTCAGGAAGTCGTTCACGTTCACGCCCATCCACGAATAGATGCACTGATCGTCGTCGCCGGCGAAGTAGATGCGCTTGGCGCACGGCTTCATCACTTCATGCACCATACGCCACTGGAGTGGCACCAAGTCTTGGGCTTCGTCCACGATCAGCACGTCGAGCAGCGGACAGTTACCCTGCATCACGAACTGTTCGATCATGTCCACGAAGTCTACCTTGTCGGTCATCTTCTTGTAGTCACGGATCACCTGATCCATGACCTTCAGTTGCTGGAAGTGCAGACGATAGTCCGTGTTCTTTTCGTTGAACATTTCCTCCATCGACTTGCCGGTCACCCGAGCAAGCTGGAGGATGCCGTGATACTGATCGCCCTTGGACTGACCAGCCGAGAACAAGATGCCGTCGTCCATGCGGACAGAAGCAGACGAGAGCATGGGCAGGCCCAGCAACTCACCGATCTTGTTGTAGTCCGCACCCTTCATGACCTTCTGACCACTGAGGCCAAGGTTCTGGAACGCGAAAGAGTGCAACGTACGGAACCAGATCATCTGCTGCTCGTTGATGCCCAGCTTCTTCGTAGCGCGGTCCCGTGCTTCCTGTGCAGCCTTCTTGCTGAAGGACACGAAAGCAATCTTGTCGGGCGCCGTTCCACGGTCCAGTTCTTCCTGAACGATGTTGATCAGCCGTGTAGTCTTGCCCGTGCCTGGGGGTCCGAAGATTGTGGTCTGCATCACTCGGTCTCCAGCTTCTTGTAAAGGTACGGTTCCGCGACACAGCCTTTGTAGTTCTCACGGTACGGAGGACGCTGCAAACAGTTCTCGCACACGTCACCCAGTTCCACTGGCCTGTGCCGGTTGTAATAAGTTTTCCATTCGTGACCGCAGTTGTCACATTGGAAGTAAGCTACGTAACGCATCAGAACGGAATCTCCTCTCCAACCACATCGATGGCCGGGATCTCGACCTCGTTAGACTTGGCAGGCACCCACCACACACGCATCGGCATAGTGTCACCCTTCGTTGTCTTGAACCGCCGCTGACCATTTGCCTGTCCGCCGTTGTTCAACTCTTTCAGCCGCTCCTGTATTTGGCCCCGGCTGTAGCTGTCAAACTTTTGGTTCCGCAGGAACTTCATCAACGCTTCGAGCTTGAAGTATGTCAGGCCGTCCTCTTCATCCGTGAACGGCTTGCCCAGTGCGATCTCTTCTGCCGACTGTGCTTGTACCCGGCCATCACAATACGCCTCGACAAGCTCGTTGAACTGGCCCTTGTATGTCAGTTCGTGCGGCACATCGATGTGGTTCATGTCTTCCATGAGCATGGTGACGATGGTCTGCCAGTCTTGCATCTTCATCATCGGGGGCATGACATGAATCTGTTCCATGCATGCCTTCTGAAAACGCTGCGGTGTTTGCAGATCGTCGGTTGTCAACTCGACACGACGACCACCTACATCACAGAACCAGACAGGCGGCTCGGACTTCACTACACATAGCCCTGTAACGTCCACAGCCATGCTGGTAACGCCGATACCGAACTTCTTGGTCTTACACAGCGTCTTGTTGCAGAAGCTCCTCAGTGGCTCCTGATCGCACGGGAATCCGTAGTCCTTCTTGTCATGCTGGTTCTGGATCGTGACGATCTCGGACGCTGGCAGCGGTGGGTTGGCAAACCGCTGGTTGATTTCTTCGAGTCGTTGCTTCCATGTCTCGGGCTGCTCCTTCTTGCACCCAACCGCAGCGGCGAACATCACCGTGTTGCGAGTGCCCTCGGGAATGCCCTGCCCGAACATACAGTTCAGGCAGGGCGCCCATTCCTTGAACTCGTCTTCGACAACTCCGAAGGTAAGCGACACGAATGCCTCCGGAGAGATGGCACGGCTGTCGGCAAGATCAAGGAACTCCTCGAGGGTGGCGGCAGATCCTTCCTCGAGGATTGCATGACGCAGGGTTTGCTCTGCATCGAAGTATGGAAGGTTGATAAAGTTACCAACGTCGCCACGCTCGTGCAGAACTTGCTCCTGCTTCGGGAAGATTTCACACCGACCATACCCAACATAGGCGGCGATCTCCGAAGCCTTGTCACGGAACTCCCCTGCGCTCATGAACTCCGTGAAGAAGAAGTATATATGTGCCCCACCAGACTTTGAGCGGCAGACCACGGCTGGGATATCAAGGTCGCGCAAGCGCCGGTCAATGCCGGCAAGGTCTAGTGGATATTCGTCAATGTCGAGGACACCGAACTTACATTTGTTGTCCTCGTTAATCGGTATGGAACCTACACCCTTCACGCCGTTCAGGTGTGAGCGAATAAGTTCGAGTGTGATTGGAGTGCGGACTGTGCGGGACTGTGCCTTCTGTTTCCCGGCGCGGCGCTCCTCTGAAATAATCGTCTGTCCATGTGCCGATTTGAAACCCTCAAACGCGGCCATGAACCTTTCGTCCAAGTTCATAGCTGTCCCCTCTAGTTGGGTTAGGGCAGGGGGTGGGCACACAACCCGTTCTGATACCGCAAGACTCTATGTGAGCCGCCATGTCGCAAAACTGTCGATATCCATAGCCTTGTGTGTGCCCTACTGTCGCCGCCTCCCCCTGTCAGGCGCATTTTAACCGGCTTACGTTAGAACGGGATCTCTTCGTCGTCGTGCTTGGAAGCAGACGCCGAGTTCATCTCTTCGGCAGTTCCGGCGGACGTTTTGATTTCACCCTTGCGGAACATTTCGTAGAGACCCTTACACTCCTGCACCGCTGCCGACGGCACACTCTGGATGTCAAGTTGAGAGACCGAGTAGTTGAACCACGAACCTTTGTCGTTGCTCTCCTGCACGGTTTTCAGGTTCCACACAGTCGCCCACATGGGCGGAGTAAACAGACCCTTCTCCGGGTGCATCAGCTTCATACCCGCACGGCGAGTGTTCCACTGCTTGGCAACCTTCATCTGGGTCTTCTTCATATCGAGAATCATCTGCTGGGTTGCACCGTTCTCGTCGATAGCCACGACCAAGAACTGGGCTGCACGGACCAACTCGTTACCCGACGGCAGGATTTCATTGGCACCCATCCGCTGTGCCTGACGGATATCAGGATTGTTCGGATCGATCTCGCCAAGGAAGCCACCACCAGACTCACGCAGTTGGAACTCCAGGAACTTCATCTCGTAGGCGCACGGGATAATCGTCACGCCTTCGTCGCCTTCCCAATACTGCCCGGTCACAGTGTTGAAGATGTCACCGGCAGACGCACCCTTGATGAACTTCGAGTCCGTCTTGATCAGTTGCGGGGAGAGCGGCTGCAAGATCCGCATGAACGGAATTTGCATATCCTCGGAGGTAATGTTCTCCATCCCCTGACCTGCACCAGCGTACAGATCGTCCATGAGATTGGCGGGTAGCGACTCCGCCTTTTTCGCTACAGCTTGCTTTTCAGCCATCGTTCTACGTCCTCGTAATCTTAGCTTCAGTTCCTACAAACACACCGAACTGGTCGAAGTCGATATCCTGACCCGACTCAATGCGGTTACGCACCCATGCCTTCAACGTCTGCGGATGGACATGGGTTTTTTGCGCGGGATCCAGACCATACTGTTGGCGCAAGTCCTCGACCACAGAGCCGGCCATGTTGTCCTGCCCTGTGTTGAATGACACGGTGACATCGTGCTTGATGATGTCGCCTTCGCCGATGGAACGGAGCCACGCAAACGCTTCGTCCCGCCTGTCATCTGGGATGCGGGCATGGACAAACTGACGAAGGGTGATCTTGTGCCCTTCGACCGTGACAGATTCCATACCCATCTCTTCCATCAGAGCGGGGATGTCCTCTTCATTCACCTTGCGTTTCTTGAATTTCAGATCCTTGAGGTACTTCTCGACTTGCGAGATCTCCTCGTCGATCTTCAGGGAATCGCGGATGAGGTTCGAAAGGCGGGAACCTTTCGTCTCATCCACATTGTCGAACTTCTGGGCATCGACCGCCTCGTCAAAAAGCGAAAACACATCGCTCATGCTTCTTCTCCTTACGTTAAAGTTTAAGCCCTTCGGCTATCGTGCGGCAGCGGACCAGAGGACGGTCGTAACATCCTTGGTATACTTAGCAGTTTGACGGACTCCCAAGCCCAGTTCGCCGCCGCTGGAGGTTGATACAGGATCCACGGACCACGATCAACCCAATTTCACACCTTCGGATTCAAAAAATCTTTTGATGATGAAGGTGACCTGTTTACTTACACTCCGATCATTTTGATCGGCAGTGTCCTTCAACAGTTTGTATAAATCAATTGGAACAGCGACTGTTCTCCACCTACTCAAATCCACCTGTTTACTCCTTGGTGTGTATCTGTTAACGTGACTTAAAATAAATGATCCTAACGGGGAGTCAACTAAAATATGCGACCACACAGTAAAAATCGCGATGGTAAGAGATCTGAACTCTTGGCAGCGGAGTGGTTGTTCTCTCAAGACTGCTACGTTTACGCCCCCTACCTCGAACAGGGACCGATTGACCTGATTGCAGTGTCACCGAACGGCAAAACCCACTACTTCGACGTAAAAACCCACAGCTTCCGGGCCAGTGGCACACCTATCTCTCGCAAGTTAAGCGATCAGCAGCGCAAGTTAGGCGTTCGGCTGCTGTATGTAGACCTCGAGACTGGACGAGTGGGTCTGTACCCACATCAGTTGCAGAACAACGAAGAGTCCACGCGCAATGCGATGAACCGCGCGTTCAAGGGGAAGAAACCTCCAACCATTTCCGAGCTTCTTCACCCAGAGCCTGTGCAGACAAGTCAATCTTGTCACGAAGAGCACGAACAATCCGCTGATCAATCGAACCCGGAGTGATCAGATCGACATAGATGACTCGGTTGTTCTGCCCGATACGGTGGCACCGATCCTCGGACTGCATCCGAGTCGCCAAGTCGAAGTCGTTGGCATAGTAGATCACATTCGTTGCAGCCGTCAGCGTCAGTCCGAACCCTGCGGTCTGCGGGTTTGCCACGAAGAACCTGGCGTCACCGAACTGGAAGTCCTTGATCGCCTGCTGACGTTGTTCATCAGTGGTGTCCCCAAAATATGTGACCACGGACCCCGGCCCATGGATCCGTTGCAGTTCGTCTGCAATCTTCTTGATGTCGTAGCGGAAGCGTGACCAGATGATGACCTTGCCGGTCATCTCCTCGATTGTTTCCTTCAGCGCATCGAGCCGCTTGGTTGGGAACTCGATCAGGTCACCGTCGTCCGTTTTGATGTGGCCGCACAGCACCTGCTGCAAGCGCAGCAGTTGTGTGATCACCGCCGGCGCCGTCACCAAATCGCCATTGTCGAACATGGCGATGGCCTGCTTCTTCAATGTCATGTAGTGCTGACGCTGCTCGTCGGTCACGCCCACCTCTCGAGTGGTGTACACCTTGTCCGGTAGGTCGAGCGCCTCGTCCTTGGTGACTCGATACGAGAACGTATCGAGCTTGGTCGATAGCTCGTCGAGATTTCGGTAGCCGACAATCTGCAAGAAACTGTGTGCGCCCATACGCTGTGTTTTGGTGATCGCGTACCGCCCTTGGAATGAGTAGTACGATGCGAACCCAAGCAGCTTCTTGTCCATGAACCCGCACTGTGCGTACAGATCCATCGGGGACTTCGTCACCGGGGATCCTGTCAGTATTCTTTTATATGCAGCCTTCGAACCGAGGATGACCAGAGTCTTAGTGCGTTTGGCCTTGGGGTTCTTGATAGTAGTGGACTCATCAACAGCAAGTAGGCTTTGACTGCCCTGAATGAACCGACCCACGTAAGCTGGTAGCTTCTTAGTCGCAAACCCTTCCACGTTTGCCAGCAAGATGCGAAGGACGCCACGCTCTTCAAGACCGGTTTTGAGTCTCTCGGCTTGTGACTTGTTGGGACTCGGATTCCATACATAAATCTCATGCGGAATGTCCTCGGGGAAATGTGTTGGAATCTCCGCCGTTTCCCAGTTGCGGTAAACACCTTTCGGCGCAACAATAACCGCCGTGTCAATGCGGCCCTCCTCGTAGAGCCACACGATGTTGTCAATAAGTACCTTCGACTTGCCACAGCCCATCTCCATAAAATATGCGTAGTTGTGTTTGTCGTACGAGCGTTCCAGAGCCTCACGTTGGTGTGCGTAAGGCTCCGTACGGTAGTTAAATTCAGGCATCATGGACGCCCTGATCTAGGATCGCCTTCTTGGCAACCTCCAGATAAAACAAAATGTCCGCGACATCTTCTTGTGTCGTCATCATCTTGATAGCGCCTGACTCCTTGTCTGACCCCAAGATGACAACATCATCCAGATGCCTGCCTGCGATGTCACACAAAACTTGCACCGCAGAGGCGTCAATCTTGTCGATGTTGGGTTGATCTTTCGAGAAATAGATAATGTTGTCTTCAGTCATTGGCGCACTCTCCTTGGCAGCAGTCATCAATCACGCTACCACAGACGGAACATTGACTGTGGCCGTGAACTTCTACAATAGAAGCAAGAGGTGTGCCACACCGAACGCAGCGGCTGGTCATGCTATCGACCATTGCATCATGAATATCTTCCATTAATTTACTGCGCTTGTCCGGCACCACATGGTGCTTGCGAATCTCACGCCAGTTTGGATCACGTTGTTTCATTGTCTTCGGCCATCATTTTTTCCAAAGCCTGAACAAGACTTACACGCACAAGCAATGCTAGTGCTTCTTCTGTCATTTTAAGGCTCACTGTTGCGGAACCATCTTCATGGTTTTCAATGTTCGTTACTTCAATCATCACTTTTTCTCTTGAACCTATCCTCGGTAATGTCCATATATTGAATTGCTACGGAGACACGCGAGTGTTTTTCAAAAAGGCCCGGCGGCTTGAAACCGTCGGGTCTTTTTCATGTCCCCGTCTCTTCTGTTCTGCACACAATGTTAATGACAACCGGGTGCTCCGACTCTGCGCTCAATTGCCGGAACATTTCTTCTTCCTTGCGATAAGCCCACGCTTCACAGATTTCAAAGCTAGAAAATTTCTCGCTTACCTGCATGTAGCACTTGTTGACAGGAAGGCCGCTGATGTCCGCCGCAAAACACACGGCTATGATTGTCATTATCATTTCACCCACTCAGAATCCTCTGCCATGCTTCCATGACCTTGTCGGCCTGACCCTCCTCGAAGTCTTCGGGCCATTCGTGAAGAGTGCACAACACTTCGTTAACGCACCAGTCGATTACCTGAACGGCGGTGCTCCACTCCATGCTTTGCTCGGTTTTTGCCTCTGGCATTAGATGTGTTTGGTTCATGACCAACCTCCTTGAAAAGGGGGATTCCATAGATTTACCGTCATCGACCTGACTAAAAAACCAAAAACGTCAGGCGGACGACCCGGCTTGGCTACACTAACTGGTGAATGAATTCGTTGCGGGCACCAGTCGGTAACATCTATGGCCTTCGGGACGCTCCCCTTGTCGCCCCATGTGGAGTGTCGTCCTCCCGCTTAGCTCAACGCGCCGGCACCCATTGCCAGCGATTCATCTTCCACGGACCACGGATCACCACATTTATCACAAGTTTCTTGATGATAACTGATGATACCTGAAACTACAAGCTGTCTCACTGTAATGACCCAGCATTACTGATGACATCGTCGATATCGACCAACGGTGTACAACTAGGGGGTTGACTTACACCGTCGATCTGTAACCCACAACACCGGCACACGGCCCCCGGTCCAGGGTCCAAGGCTGCCTCGCATTTCGGGCACAGGCCAAGTGCCATGCGCTTGGCTATCGTCCCGTCACCTTGTTCAGTTGTCATAGCTTTCGTACTCCACTCTTAGACAGAGTGCCTCTTGATTCATCGGCATCCGTTCCCAGAAGATTTGAGTCGATGCCACATAGCACTCAGCCATAGTATCGTAACCCCCCAGGGGCTTGGTGTCGAACTCATCAACACCAAGCCCTGTTACTAGAAGCAGTATCCAGACGACCTTCATTCGTCGTCCCTTTTCTTGGGGACATGAATGTCGGCAACAAGTTCGTCCTCGTGAAGGTATTCAACATCCCTGATGAATACTCTCATGGCCTCGTCACGCCCGCCATTGCCGCACGGATTTTTCCACGAGTCCGTGTTGCCTAACTCGATGATCACATCGAAACCTCTGGAAGTGACACTGATTGTTTGAAACTCAGGATCAAACGTCACCTCGCAATCTTCGAATACGTAGCCTGAGATCAGGTTTGAAAGACCAGACTTCACGAACTTCACTTCGTAGTCCTCGTCTTGGTACATGCCGTACCTGTCCCGCAATGTGAACATGTCTTGGATCGGATCGCCAGTAAATGGTCCCTTACTCATCATCACCCTCCTTCACTATGGTTGCTCCATACAGATCAGCGACACGTTGTGCCTCCCTGTCCGCGTCCTCACGCGAAACATTGAATGACTTGCCAACTACCATGCCACTGCCGCGTCTATCCCAAGACACCAGATCGACATTGTATGTGTTGCCAGAGACATGCGGGGTGACCCGCACTTCGTAACCCGCACTCATGATTCGTCCTCCTCTTCTTCTTTTACATCCTCGGAAAATATCCAGTCATGAAAGTGAAACCCACCGGGTTCCTTCTTTGGGCTGAACTCGAACTCTTTGTGCAAGTCGTGAATCATCTCCTCCAGCGTCCGCAAATCTGAAAGCCACAGATCGTTGCACTCCTCGAGAGTCATCTTAATGCGCCGCAGATCGTTGTGAATCTTCAGCATGGTCTGACGCATGTCGCGCGTCACGCGCTTGTCATATACGCTCATGTTTCTTTACCTTCCTTTTCTTTAGCTTCTTGTCTAGGCGGCGTAATGTTCTCGCCGATAAGTTGGACCTCATGTTGGGGTCAAATGCATCAACCCTACTGTTCTGCACCTCACGCCGGAGCGGCCCTGTCGCTCGTATTTTCACCTAGAATCTCCCTTCTGTAGGTTTCGTCTTCATACGCACACTCGTCGCAACGAATGTCTCCAAAAAATGATGTGAAATCTTGGCACTCGTGGCCGCACCAATCGCAAACCAAATACTCGTCGCCTTCGTCGTCACCCATGACGCCTCCAATCCTCGTTCTCTTTGGTCTTCCGCTTGTGACAGTTGGCGCACAGTGCTTGGAACTTGGTACACGGATCACGGTTGCTTTTGACCATCCGGTTCACCTCGTTGAAATTGTGCTGTCCGTTCTTCTTCACCTCGGAATCCTTGTCCCTTTGCAGGATGTGATCGATCTCCAGCACGACAGGATCAGACTCGCCGCAACGAGCACATGCCCCGCCCAGTGATATGATCGCATCCCTTCTCCGCTTCGCCCTCGATCTACGATTAGAATCGAGGGACATACTCTACTCCTCTCCTGTGCAGCCGCTTGACGTACATGTACCGCCGCCAAGCCGCATCGATCTCGTCCTGCGGTGCCTCGTCAAAACAGAGGTCACCGAACTCGCGCATGAGCCGACGAACCTCGTCGGCTACATGTATGATCCTGTGGTCAGCCATATCACCCTTCCCCCCCTAGTGTCCTGTGCCAGACAGATCCCGCAAAACCTCGTGCATCTGTCTCAGAAGCCACGGCTCCGGCTCGTCGTGAAAATTTTGGATGTTGTATAGATTGGCATCGTGTTGATGGATGCCTTTGAGTGGGCGAAACGGACTGACAGGCTTGTCAAACACCGACTCATGCGCCAGCGTGTCATTAACATTGTGACCGCTGCACACCATCATGTCGCCAAGGTCGAAAGCCCCAAGCCCGTCTGTTCTAGACTGAACCCAATAGTCGCGCTCTATCACAAAGCGCACCGTCAAGATGTCCCTCATGTCACCAACTCCCCGTCGATGTACTCGCGGTCCGGCCACTTGTAGTCCATGCCGTCACCATTCTCCTCACCAGTCGGCTCGTACTCCGCGCGTGGGCCGTCCTTCTCCCACTGCACATTTAGAAGACCCCACTTGATGTAGAAGTCATGTGCCTCCTCAAGCGGACGCGGCTGACCCTCGTCATCAACCGGCCACCCCTCGATGTGCTTGATCTCCCAGAAGTGTGTGGCCTGCACATGGTACTCGGCCTCAATAATCCTCGCTGTCATCTTCTTGCTCCCTTGCATCGCGCTCTAAATTCTGTGCTTCATAAACAGCTTCCTCGACATACCGAAAAGGACCGGCAACCGTGATGTCCAACTTGGTGTCCACCACAAAATTTTCATACCAGCCCTCCTCGGCAACCATGAACCGCTCACCCATCGCCGTTCAACCTGTCAACGTAGGCGTCGGCTTCACGCTCCGCTGCCTCGATCTTGCGATACTCGATGCTGTCAGCCATCCGGCCCTGAACATCATCGTAAACTTGCAGATTCATCGCACCATGCTCAGCGGCCCACGAATCACGGCTCATCCATGTGGCATCCTCTTCCATGCCCATCAGCCAGCTTTTTACCTTGCCCATGATTGCAGCCCCCTCTCGAAACCCTCGATGCTGAACTCGACAAACGTCGTGCGCTTGACCTTCTTCAACTTGTCACCGTCCACAAAATAAATTCCATGCGGTGTCGTCTTGTGGTTCCGCAGCACACGATAAACATAAATGCGGTTGGCATACCGCTGACCTTCTTTCAGCGGGAACACGTTCCGATTCCGGATGATCTTCTTCTCCAGAACACGAATCGAATCACACACAGGCACCAGACGGTCAGCGACGTACTTGCCGTCACTGTCCAAGACCTGTTGCTTTGCGTAATATCTCGGCATATCTTTTCTCCTGTGTTGTTGGTCCACGGTCCACGGACCAAGGATCACCAAGGGTTGATAAGTAAGAGTAACAAATGATCGGTGACAGTCAACAACAAAACCGTTGCATAAAACGATTTTCTCCGGGTTGTTGCTTTCAACAAAAAATTTTTGAAAATGGTGATACAAACGGTACAAACGATACAACCCTTGCTGAGCAACGGTTACAGCTGTATCACTTCTGTACCGTTGTAACACTTATGAGTCGGGGTGGACGTTGATTTTTGGTTTTTCAAACTGCAAAGGGCAAAAAATATCGCTATGGGCAAGGTAGGTAGACCAGCCGGGCTGACGAACCGGCAACGAGAATTTGCCAAGTATTATGTCGAGGGCAGATACAGCAACACCGAGTGCGCGAGAAAGGCGGGCTATGCCGAGGGCAGTGCGAACGTGCAGGCTGCAAAACTTCTGGACGGCAAAACATTTCCAGAGGTGCCGAAACTGATCAAGGAACTGCGGCAAGCACGGGAGCGTCGATACGGCGTCACGCTGCTGAACCAGTTGAAGCGGTTCGAGGACTTGTCCATCGCTGCCGAAGAGGCCGGACAGTTTTCCGCTGCCATCAATGCCGAGAAGATCAGGTCCGCACTTGGTGGTCTGACAATCGACCGCCGGGAATCGACACACGTTCACCAGCTTGACCAGCTTTCGCGTGAAGAGATCGTCGCCCGACTCGCTGCCATCCGGCAGGAATATCCCCATGCATTCGACAACATGAAACGAGTGGAAGATGCCAAAGACGGAGCGCAGCCTGTGGAACTCATTGAAGCAGAATTTACCGAGAAAGACCCACTTCCAGCGGATTGAAAACCGCGCCGGGCAAGGGATGCCGGACGTATATCTCTGCATGAATGGGGTGCCGGTCTGGTGCGAGTTGAAGATAATTAAGAATAATCGCGTATCCGTATCAACCTCGCAAATTGCTTGGCATTTGGCGCATACTCGTTGCGGCGGTGCAAGTTTTTTCTTGGTCCATGACCCCTCGACCGGCGATGTATTTTTATTTGACGGTGGAAAAGCGCCCATGATCCATGAATCACGGACCATTGACCTGTGCGCCTCTGCGCCTGCGCCTGCGTATGTATGGAAAGGCCCGCTGCGTGCTGCGCCTGCGGCCCTGCGCGCCTGCGCTGTCGAAAGCTGGGGCGACCTGGCATAAAAAACCACGGACCGCCTGCGGCGGTCCGTGGTCCTCGGAGGATTAGTGTTGGTGATAGGAGACATTGACAACGTCGCGTGACCAGCACGCGCGGCAGTCGCCACATTTGCCGCCTTGCATCGGCGCCGGGCAGACGTGGCCGTCCGGCTTTTTGGCATTGTGCACTGTGCTGGTGTTCGCGAATCCTTTGGACGCTGTCCCGTCCACCATGTGGGCAGACATGCGGAGCACAGCATTGTTCGGGACAATGTCAATTTGCTCGGCCCGCGTCCATTTTTCATATTCGCGGGACGGTATCCAATGGCGCTTGTGTGGTGTTTGCCTGCACACTTCGATGATGTTCAGGGCCATGCCTACGCTGCCAACGTCGCCCGAATCAAACCAGCGAAACCATTCGCTGCGGACGACCTTCGGGTTCAGCACGTTAATCATCCGCGGCACAAAATCGGGCGCGTTAAAAAACGCCTCGCGTTCGATCATCTTTTTGCGGACGTTTGGCATGCGATACATGCCTTTGCGGGCGTAGCAATTCGCGCATGTGCTGCCCTCGATCTCGGCAAGCCTGCTGCCTACGTCACACAGCCATGCATCCCGGCTGATGCTATAACCGGGCATCTTCGAGACATTGGACAATAGTTTTTTGTCCTCTCTCGCTTGTTTCAATTCTTCGGCATTCATTGTTAATCCTCCAACGGTAATGATAGTTAACAGTCACACAATATCACTAATAAATCAAGAGAAAATCTGCGGCCTGCGGCTGCGGCCCGTTGTTGTCAGAGCCTGCGGGCAGATCGAGCGGCTGCGCTTGCGCCCGAAAAAAAACCTGCGAACGCAGGTTTTTTGAAACGGATCGAGGGAAGGGGAGAGATCCCTAGATCTCTCCCCAGCCAGCAGACGCCAGCCATGCGTTGTCTTCTTCGGCCAGACGTAAACGCCGGGCGTGGTCCGCTTGGACCTCCGGGTCATTCTCGCACTCGGTGCAGAACGCGGTATCAACGTGGTTTCCTCGGGTGATCGTCGAGCCGCAGCGCGTCTCCCTCTCGACCCAGTTGAAACCTTTCTCGACGTAGTAAAAGGCAGGGTTGCCACACGACATGATGCTAATCCTCCTATGCTCATGATCACTAAGCGTTGCATACAATCACCAACAATGCAAGCGCAACCTGCGCTTGCGCCCGATAAAAAACCTGCGTACGCAGGTTTTTTAAGCAGGCAACAGGCAACAAAAAAGGCGGGCCGACGTAAGTCGGCCCGCCCAGGTTGTTGTTAGACCCCTTCGCCTTCACAGGTCTGACAGAGTTCTTCGAACTCTTCTTCGTATCCGCCGCGTACGGGATCGGCGACGGAATGAGTGACGAGGATCATGCCGGTTCCAGCGCAGTCTTCGCACTCTGCTCCGGCGGGTAGGGGCGGTGACAGCACCGCCCTGAACTTCGCCAACTCCTTCGCGAGATGATCGATGTCCATTCACGATGCCTCCTTTGCCAGACGGTAGCCACCGCCGAGATTCGGGTGGGATTCGATGGCGTCCGAGCCGAGCACCTTCCGCAGCACATGAACGTGCTGGTGAACCGCGTCCACTGAAACCGCGCGACCCATGGTCTTCTTCAAGTGCTTCTGGATCGCGGGGATCTTGACCCAGTGGTTTCCGCCCTGCTCGATACGCTCGAGGACAGCGGCGGGGTACGGTGTCAGCTTCCGCGCCGCTGCCGGCGCGACGGTCTGCACCGTCGGCTGCTGCTTCACTTCGTCCACAGCCTTGAAGATGTCTTCCCACTCGGCGGGAAGCTCCAGCGTGATGGTGGCGTGAATGGTTTTCTTAGGCATGTCTAAATCTCCTTATGGCTAGACATAGTTTCAGGGCATCATTACCCATTAACGAGATTAGCAGATAGTAAGTGATGCCGTCTATTACTATTTCGAGAAAAGTCTTTTCTTGAACCAGCAACAATCACTCGGGGTTACTGTGGCACATTGGCCACAAGCAGTTGCAAAATTGCAACCCCTGCCCCCCTTGCGCGCGAAGCATACACATGCGTAGCATGTGTATGCTGGGTTGAT